CGCTGCCCCCCTCGGGCGAGCTGCTCCTGCAGCGCGCCTACGTCGACGTGGCGACCTACGGCACGCGCATCTACGCCGTCGCCGACTCCCGCACGTGGGCGCGCCGCACGCCGCGCGCGCCGCTCTATCTCGCCGAGCGTGTCGCGGCCGCGAAGATCACGTCGGGACCGTGGGCGGGCGCCACCGCGATCAATGGCACCGGCGACATTAACTGGTACTTCGCCAACCTCGGGCTGTATCCGTTTGTCGAGACGCTCCCGACGCAGGTCAAGGATCATCTCGACGTACAGATCGCGAAGTTTTACGGCTCGAGCGGGACGGCGAACAGCGCCCCCACCTGGAACAGCGTCCACGGGACGACGTACGGCGGGAGCCCCAACTATCTCCGCTGGCCGTACGACGTGACGACGCCGCGCGGGACACCGGGCGTGAAGCGGGCGGACTCGCACGACAGCTACGCCGCGACGTTCCTGCGCCTTGCCGTGCGCTACGCGACCGTGGCCAGCGGCGGGCTCACATGGTGGGATACGAATATCGCCGCGATTCAGGACTGCGCGTACTACAACATCCTGACGCGGCAGCGGTTCGTCGGCGCCGGCTACCTGAACGAGACGTTCCAAGACGCGAGCGTCTACCCGTTCTGTCAGACGATGGACAATATCGAGGTGTATGTCGGCCTCAAGGCGGCGCTGGATCTGATGACGGCGCGCGGCGGTGCGCAGGCGACGTGGGCGAGCGGGTACAGCGGATCGCCCGCGAACATCCTGGCCGGCATCCAGGCGATGTGGTCGTCGAGCGCGAACGCCGCCGGCGAGACCGAATGGCTCTCGGTCGCGTGGGACAACGGCGCGAGTGCGAAGCTCACGAACGAGCTGACGCGGTACTACCCCGACTTGGCCGTGGGCGTGTTCGCGGCGGTGTTCGGCGTGCCGTTGTCGAGCACGACGACCACGGCGCAGACGCGCCTCACGCGCGCGCTCGCGCTCCTGGACGCGAAGGCGCCGCACTGGTGGCTCTCGCGCGCCTACGACCTGTTCCCCTGGGGGATGCTGGCGACGGCGGCGACGCGCCTGGGGCTGCGCGAGGTGGGCGCGGAGTGGCTCGAGTTCGTCCGCCGCCATCACGCCAACGACGCGACCGGGTACCTCTACATCCACGAGCTGGGCTGGGCGCGGCTGATCGAACGCCTGCTCGAAGGGGACACGCTCTAGCCTCCCCGCGCGGGGGCCTCAGGTGCCCCCGCCTCCCCACGCGCGCGATAGGCAACGCGCTCCACGTCCCGCATTCTGCACCGCATGGCCAACACTGACGAGCCGCCGGTCCGCCCGCGTGGCCCGATGCGCATCGACGGACAGACGACGCTGTCCCTCTTTCTGGTGATCGCCTTGGTCGGCGGCGCCGTGCAGTACGGGCGACAAAGCGAACGACTGGACTTGGTCGAACGCGAGCTCGTGAAGGTGACCGAGAAGCTCGACAAACTGACGGAGTCCGTCAACGCGCTCCGTCTCACCACATCAGCGGGGAGGTGATCGTGAAGCTTGCCAAGTACTGGCCGCACCTGCTGCTCCTGATCCAGATCGTGAACGGGGTGTATGCCGGCCTGACCGTGTTTGCGTCCGCGCTGCCCGACGCGCAGAAGACCGTCGTCCTCGGCTGGTGCGCGGGCATCGCGGGCGTCGTTGGGGCCTTCCAGGCGTTTACGAAGTCGCTGACGGACGCGAACCACAACGGCATCCCGGACGTCTTCGAGAATCAGGGGCCATGACGACGCGGCTGCCGCTCCCGCCCGCTGAGGTGTCCGCCTGCCGTGACCTGCAGGTGTTGGCGCCGGGCTTCCGGTTGCGCCTCGATCTCGTGCTGGAGGATCTAAAGCGCGCCGGGCACGATCCGCTCGTCTTTGAGACCCTACGGACGCACGAGCGGCAATCGTTCATCTACGGGTTCGGGCGCGCGTACGACGACGGCCGCGGCATCGTCACGCATTCTGCGGACGCGGACGAGACGTGGCACGGGTTCGGGCTGGCGGCGGACGTCATCTCGCAGGCGAAGCGATGGGATGCGCCCGACGCGTTCTGGCGCACCCTCGGCGCGGCCTGTCGCGTCCGGGGGCTCACCTGGGGCGGCGACTGGAATGGCAACGGCCGCAGCGACGACGAGCGGTTCGTCGACCGTCCGCACGTCCAGTTCGGCCCGCCGATGCGGCGCTCGCCATCGCCGCGCGCGGCCCGCCTGCTCGCGGCGGGCGGACTGCGCGCGGTGTGGCAGGAGGTGGGGGCGCTATGAGTCTCGCCACCTACCAGAGCACGGAGACCCAGGCGCTCGCCGCGGTCTTTGGCGACCGCTGGCGCGACATGGTCGCGCGCATTGTGTGGGGCATCCTCGACGCGTGTGACCCGGAGACGCCGGTCGTCACCGTCAAGCGGTGGGGGCTTGCGTTTACGTTCCGCCTCAAGCACGTCGAAAAGGGCCTTGCGCTCCTCGGCTTCGCGCGTCCGGAGGCGACGGCATGAAGCTCGTGCAGGCGGTCGCGCTCATCGCGCTCGGCACCAGCGGCGCGCTCGTTGTCTCACACACGGCACGCACCACGCCGGGCATCACGTTCTCGAACGTCCTGACCAAAGCCAAGGACGGGCGCGTCATTACGTCCACCGTGGTGCCCAAGCCGACGTGGCGCGGCAATCAGACGTGGCTCATTACGATCCAGCGCCCCGCGCCGTTTCCCGTGGAATCGCTGACGCTCAAAGGCACGGGCGGCATGGGAAAGTTCGCGTTCGTGGACAGCGTGTGGGCGCCCTTCCCGGCGTGTGTCCCGTACCGCGTCACGGTGTGGCCCGACACGGTGCTCACCAGCACGGGCCGCGTCAGCGCGAAGCGGGATTCGGTGACGGCCAAACTCTCGCTCTGCCGCCCGTACACCGTAGCCGAAGCGGCGTGGGCTGATTCGTTCCCGGCGAGCGGTTGGCGCGTGACGTGGTGCGGGGGCTGGCAGCGCCGGATGACGCTCGCGCAGCTCGATACGGCGCAGGCCGATCGGTTGCGCGCCGCGCGCACGGCCGCTGAGAGCACGGCCGCGAACCGGGAGATTGCCAGCGCGCGGCTGCGGCCCGATTCGATGCCCATGATCCGCCGCACGACGTGGGGCAAGGACGACACGCTGCGGGCGGAAGTCGGGTTCATCTACCGCGTGGCGTGGCTGGCCAAGAATCGCTACACGGGCCGCGTGATGTATCTCCACGCCGACGATGACACGCTCCGCACGAATCGCGCGTGCGAGCAGGAACGCGCCGACTATCAGGCGTCACCCGAGGGGCGGACCCCGTGACGCGCGCCTTCGGTCGCCTCGTGTCGCCGGTCGATTCGCGCGATCGGACGTATCCACTGCTGGCCGCGCAGCGCACGCCGCCGCCGCGCAAGACGTGGCGCTTCCCGCACCCGGTGCTCGATCAGGGCGACCGGCCGCAGTGTGTTGCGTACGCATGGTGCGCGATGCTGCTGGCGTCACCGATTACCGGCGCGCTGCCGGAGCCCGAGACGATGTTTGCCGCGTCGCTCTATCAGGAGGCGCAGCGGCTCGACGACATGCCCGGTGAGGCCTACGAGGGCACGACGGTACGTGGCGCGGCCAAAGCGCTCAAGGCGCGCGGGCTGATTGCGTCCTACCGATGGGCCTATACCGCCGCTGACGTCGTGGATTTCGTCCTTTCGACAGGGCCGGTGGTGATTGGCGTCGACTGGTCCGAGGCGATGTCGGAGCCCGTCCGTGGCGACTGGATCAAACCCGGTGGAGCATCGCTCGGCGGGCACGCGGTGCTGGTGATCGGCGCGGACGCCCGAGGCAAGCGCGTGCGGATTCTCAACTCGTGGGGCGCGTCGTGGGGCGATGATGGGCGCGTCTGGCTGGCAACCCAAGACCTCGACGCGCTCTTGGCGAAAGGCGGCGAAGCGTGCAGCGCCGTCGAGGCCCCACGGTGAGTATCGCCGCCTATCAGCCGCAAATCCTCGCCGCCAAGGCGGCGGGCGCTGGTCCGGCTCGCCTGTTGTGGCGCTCGGGCGCATGGCATCGTCTCGCGCCACTCATTCAAGGGTGGGCGGCGCTCGGGGTGCCGATGGGCCTCGGGCTCTCGGGCGATGAAGTGGACGACGTGATCGCCAAGGTGCTCGTCCGGGCGTGGACGCTGGCCGAGGTGCCAGACAGCCCGCCCGCATGGTGCCACGTCGCGGCGCGGAACATGGCACTCGACACGCTGAAAGTGCGACAGACGGTGTCACTCGACACGGTCGAGGAGATGGCCGCGCCCGACGATCGCACGGAGGAGGAACTGGCCTATCGCCGCGAGGTGGGTCGCTTGCGCGAGGCGCTGCGTCGGCTGCCTGATCCCGTGCGCCGCGTCGTCGTGCTGCACTGGCTGCACGGGCAGCGCCACGACACGGTCGCGCGCACGCTCGGGATCACGGTGGGCGCGTCCAAGATGCGCGCGATGCGCGGGCTCCGGCTGCTCCGGAAAATCTACGAGATCACCCCGCGCGGGATGCTCACCGAGCGCGGCGTGCCGGTCAAAGGGCGGGGGCGACCGCTCCACCCGCTCACATGGCGCACGCTGCCGCAGCACTCGGGCCTCACGGCCGTCCGGCCGACCGCGCGCGCCGCACATGCGGAGGCGCAGTTGCTGGGGATCGCATGAGCCTCCTCCTTCGCGTCGTCTATCCGACCCCCGCGCTCGTGTCCGTGCAATTCGTGCAGCGCACCGAATCGGTGGACGCGGTGCGCGGCTATGCGCAGCCGACCACGCTGGAGTGGCAGTCGCCCGCATGGGTAGCGATCCGCCTGGCGTGCGCCGTCGAGGAGGGCGCGGCATGAGCCTGCTACTCGTCAGCTGGCCGCTCCCCGAGGGGACGACCGGCATTGCGATCGACGTCTCGACGAAGCACGACAAGTTCGTGCAGGCGGTCGTGCACTTCGTCGCCAACCGCGGCGAGGTGCTTGCGCGGTACGTCGTGCGCTGTGGGACGCGCGTCTGGTGCACTCTGCTCCTCCCGGCAGTGCGGACGCATTGCGCGACGCTTGGCCTATCCTGCGCGGTGCATGACGTACCGCGCCCGTCGTCTCACTCTCGACCCTCACGCTCCCATGTCGGCCGAACCGTCTAATATCACCACGATCACGTTCAACCCCATCCTCGCGCGCCAGCTCGACGCGCGCCTGGCCCATGTCCGCGCCCAGCACCCGCAGCTCGACGTCGCGTCGTACATTGGCGACGTGCTGCACGCGCGCGCGACGCGCTATGCCGATCACGTCCGTCGCATGACCATCACGCCGGACCTCGCGCAGTGGGCGCTCGCGATGACGCAGCAATTCGGTCCGTATGTGCTGGTGCATCACTTCGTGGCCGACTGGATCACGGCGCTGCTGATCCTGCGCTACGGTGAGGAGGAGCGCGGCTACGACGCGGTCGAAGTCGCCGCGGCACAGGCCGAGGGCCGCGCGCCAGCGTGCTCGACGGACCCGGCGTTCACCGGCTGGCCGCTGGCCTTCTCGGACGAGGACCGCGCGCGCGCCCGCGAGCTGCTGTCGCAGGCCGCGTGGCCGCGCCACTTCACCCTGCTGACGCCGGAGGGCTAAGCCATGTCGCAGATGACGGACGTGATGGAAAATGACTTCATCGACACGTACATCCGGGGGCAGACGAGCGCGAAGCCCGCGACGTGGACGATCCGGCTGTACACCGCCGCGCCGGGCGAAACGGGCGGCGGGACCGAAGCGAGCTACACGAATTACGCGGCGGTGACGCAGACGGCCTCGCTCGCCAATTTCGCCGGCACGCAGGGGGCCGGGACGACGACGGCGAGCACCGGCACCGGCGGACAGACCAGCAACAACAACGTGTTGACCTTCGGCACGGCGGCTGGCTCGGGGCCGCAGACGCTCACGCACTACGCGTGGTGCAACGGCTCGACGCCGTGGATCCACGGCGCACTCACGACCTCGCGCACAATCAATAACGGCGACGTGGCCCCGTCCTTCGCGGCGGCGGCGCTCACCCTCACGGCGGCGTAAGAGGACACCATGGCGATCCAGAAGTGGACCGATCCGACGACGACCCCCGCGCTGTCGATGACGACGGAACTCAACGCGCTCGCGAACGACGCGGGCGCGCTGAGTACGGCGGCGTACGACAACCGCACGGCGCTCGCGCAGTATGCCAATTTCGAGTTGGTCGGCACGTTCTCCACCGCGCCCACGGCGGATAAGACCATCGATCTGTACGCGATCTATCAGCAGGACGGCACGAACTACGAGGATTACTCGGCCACGCGTCCGCCCTTGACGCTGCTCGGCTCGTTTGTCCTCGACAACACCGGCTCGGCGCAGCGCCACGGCATCTTCGGCGTCATGCTTCTCCCGCTGCCGTTCAAGCTGTATGCGGTGAACAAGTCGGGCTACGCGTTCACCTCGTCGGGGCACACGATCAAGATGTGGACCTTCAACAATCAGGTGGTCTGATGCTGCACGTCGTCTACGACACCCGCACGGGAGCGCCGCAGCGCGTCAGCACGTTCGCGCTCTTTCAGAGCAACGAACACGATGCGCTGGTCTCGTTCAGCGAGTTTGACGCGGAACCCGACCCCGAGGCGTACGTCTGGAACCCGGTCACGCACCAGTACGACGCGCGGCCGGGGTCGCCCGCGTACACGTTCGCGCGGACCAAGCTCTCAAAGCGCGAGTTCTTGAACCGGCTCGGCAGTGCGGTGCTGGGCGCGGTGAACGCGCGGATCGTGACGCCACCAGTCACCACCGGGGACATTCAGGTGATCGCGGGGCTGCTCACGGCGAAGGACTTTCTCAACGCGGTGACGCTGGTGGATCTGGAGCACCCGGACACCATCAATTACGTCGCGCTGCTCGTCTCACTCGGCTACCTCGACGCGACGCAACAGGCGGCGGTCCTCGCGCCCTCGACGGTCCGGGAGGAGTGATGGCCGGGCGCTTCCCGCCGCGTGGGACGCCGTGGACGCCGCAGTCTGTACGCCCACGGCTGTTTGCGTGGTGGGACGCCAGCGATCGGCGCACCGTCTCAGAGACGGCAGGGCTGGTCACCGGCCTCGCGGACAAGGGACCGTGGGGGCATCATCTGGCGCAACCCACGCCGACACGTCAACCGCGTGTGGCCATGATCGGGGGGCGTGCCGCGCTGGAAAGCGTGGGATCGGACAGCGACCGAGTCTGCCTTGTCGGCACGCCCAACCCGGCAGCGCCCACCGGCGGGTCGTATCACGCCGTTTGGGCGGTCGTGGAAGCACCGGACGTGGCGCAATCTGGTGCGTGCATCAAGTTTGGCGACTACTCGTCCGGGTACGGCTTTGGCCAAGGATTCAACAGATGGGACGACGGGCCCGCGCAGGAATACGGCACACTCATTGCCTTGCGCGAGTTGCTGTCATGGGTGGTGCCCAGTCCGTCCCTTGAACTGCGTGGGGAGCGCGCCCTCGTGAGCTTTGGTGTCGATGCCGATGTCAGCACCATATGGAAACGCAGTCGGAAGGGATTTCCTCGCTATCAGCGGGTCTCGCCCGGCACCGACAGGACCATGTACGCCGTGTCAGGCCAACTGTCGCTGTTTGGCTATGAGGCTAATGATTTCGGCATCAAATACCGCTACTGGGCGGGGAAGATCGGAGAGGTCGTGGCTCTTTCGGATAGGCGCGACGTGGCCCTGACCGCGCGGATCGAGGGCTATCTCGCGCACAAGTGGAATATCCCGTTGCAACCGGGACATCCCTACGCGACGCGTCCGCCAGTGCTTCTGACCGGCGGACCGGGCCTCACGCAGCCCTCTCGCATCTTGCGTCCCATCGCCACACTCGCCAACAGCGGCTGGACGCCCAGCAGCGGTACCGCGCAGGGCGCGCTGGCGGCCGTCGGCGGCGCGGTCCTGACGGCCTCGACCCCCGGCGCGAGCGCGTGTTTCACCCTCGGATAAAGAGCATCTCATGGCCATCACGACCATCGACGGACTCGCGAACGCGCTCGCGAACGCCCCGCAGCGCGTCATCATCGACAAGAGCAGCGTGGCCAATCTCGTGGCGGGGCAGTTCGCGTCGTTGTGGCGCGCGACGGGGCAGCCCGCGCAAGGCGCGATTCCCGGCACGACGCCCGCGATTCCGACGAGCGCGACCACCGGCGCAATGGGCTTCACGAATCCCGGATCCGGCCTCGCCACGTACCTCGGGTGGCTCTTCGCGAACTGCAGCAACAGCGCCATGTCGCTCGAAATCCATGATCGCCTCGCCCATATGGGCGGCTTGGTGCTCAATACCACGAGCACCCAGACGATCACGGGGCTCGACCTGTCCAGTGGCGGGCTCAATCTCGCGGCGGCGCGGCGCGGGGCGAGCGACTTCTCGGATGTGCAGTGGTGGCTGGAGGTGTATGCCGACGGCGGC